CTACATAATGAATTATGGAGGTCAAGCCGTTCCGAACAAAAGGTACTTTGACGCAATCAAAGAAGGTTACGCAGACTTCGAGCTGGATACCGAACAACTCGTAGACGCTGTGATCGAAGCCTTCGATTACGAGAAGGAAGCGGGTAGAGTTATCCGAACAAGAAGAGGAGGCAGGTCATGGCGATAAATTGTTCGACACCCCGCAGGTAAAAGCCCAGAAGGATCTGGGCTTTTTTTATGAAGGAATCGGACAATTGTTCGGATCGGGCAGGACGTTGATCGGGGATCGGGGATACCGCCACCTGCTGAAACCATTTTCTAAATCCTCCTCCCATATCCTCCTTAAAGAAAATTTAATTAACTTGTTAACTAGTTTTGTCAAGAGGTAAAACAAAAAAAAATGCAAAAAAAAACGTAATAAAAACAAGGACTTAGCAAATTAATTTTTTGGTTATCTTGTATTATATAGTAATCATTCCCACATAACCATCAAGGCCGCAATTTGTGTGCTTAAAAACCAACTTAACAAAGGAAAAGTAAATGACTTATGACATTACAAATAACAATAAAAACATTTTTGATAATCAAAATTTTGTATTTGGTGTAGAACCAGAATTCAACACCAGAACATACACTGAAATGAATAGAATAAACAATAACAGTGCTGAACCAATAAAGGGTTTAGAATATGTCTATGATGGTTCAAGAGTAGATGGTGAGGGTAGACTACCAATATTATCTAATAGCTTAGCATCATACAAATATCTAAGATCAGTATTAGAACAATTGCAAGAAAATGGTGCTACCGTAAACTGGACTTGCTCTGTTCATATTCATGTATCCAGACGGCCTATTATTATAGATCCTACAGAATTTCATAATAGATCTATTGAGTATACTAGACGTACTGGTTCAGCTCTTCCAAGTTCAAATGGAACAGACTATTTTGGTGATGCTATACCCTTAGAAATATTAAAAGATATTGGTTATAGGGTATCCAAGAACAAAGACCAGTTTAACTCATTCTTAGCACCATCCAGAATTGATGATGGTGGTTATGCTAACAATGCTATGAGAAGAGCCAGACAACCAAATGGGTATTTCTGTAAGATGCCATTATCACATACCATGATAAGAAATACAGAGCCAACTTGGAACAAGTTGAAAAGGGTTATAAGCACTGGTGATAAATACAGTGCTATTAATATTCACCACTGGTCTAATAAAGAAACAATAGAATATAGATCACATGGTGGAACATTAGAAATTGATAAAATCTGGTCTTGGATACAGTTCTTAATAAACATGACCAGACATTCAATTAATGCCAGACATAGTCAAGTTCAGTCTGTAATTGATACACCAGATTATATAGGTAGATCTTACAGAACCAGACAATCTATAGCATACCAATTAATGAGAAGAGTTGGTGGTGCAACTACTCAAGAAATAATGGATGCAACTGGCATACAAACTGCTCAAAGGGTTAGATCAATGATTAGTGAACAAATAAGGCCAGTATTAAGACAACGATTTGGCCGTGATATTCTAATCACTCATAACCAACAGCATTATAATCACGCTTACAGCACCTCTCAGGGTAGGTATGATTTAAATGGGTATGAAATACCTTTACAAGTAAACAATGCATCTGGCGGCTGTGTATTCGCCAACAATGGACGTACTGATTTATTAAGTGGTTTAATCGATCAACATAAAAGACATTTAAAACCATTTAGAAATTAACATCAAAATATAGACCGTATAATTGATTTTATACGGTCTATTTTTTTATCTAAAATTTATTACGAGTTCGAACAATTGTTAGTTAATCTGTAATATCTAACAATTATTCTAAGTCATTGTTTTTATTGGATAAAACGGGGGCCGTATACCCTGCCATACACCCAAAAATATATAAATTTTAGCAAAAATCTTCTAAACCCTGTTTCCCTCAAACGACCCCCATGTTTTTGAAACATGCCCTCAAAAAAAATTTTATAAAAAAAATCTTGAACTTTTTTGCATTCATTGCTACATATTGTGTCAAAGGAGGGCAATATGCCTAGATATGTACTGGAGTACGCTGGATTCAGAGATTTTGAATCCAATGATCCGAAGGATGTCATTGATGTTTTTCGCAAGATAATGAGATATGACAAAGATAACGTAGATGATTTACTATCTACATGTGCATCTAACGTCTGCGACAGTGTTTACAAGCCTATAAGGTTTGGAACTGTTGCTGAATTTACGGAAGATTTATTAAAATATAAAATATTGAAGGAGACAAGCCAATGAAACGTAACGAAAACAGCTATGCGAAGGTAAAAAACAAAGAAATGTTAAATTATCGAACTCAATTAGGGATAAGCCAGGTAAACATGGCGAAAAAATTAGGATTGAGTCATAGAATGTGGAATCATTATGAGCATGGAACGAAGCAAGTACCCATATCTGTGGTTTTATCAGCGAAATATTTGTGTAAAAACATGGATAAGATGGATGAATTGCACAATGACGTAAAAAAACACGAGGAACCTTTGACAAAATGGGATGTTGACAGGATTGAGGCTCTCATGAAGAAGATGAAAGACGATATTTCTAAAAATTCTGACATGGTTTCTAAAATTTTAGCACAAAGTCACAAAGAAATGGGCTTTCTGTTGTCAAAAATAAATTAATCGTATAGTATCTCCACATGAACTAGTTTTTTGTGGAGATTTTTCATGGTAAATGGACCTCTAGGCGGAAGCATGGCTACACCACCTGTAGCACCACAACCACCACAGGTAAGTTTTGAAACTACAGCTCAAAGTAGAGGTAATTTTAGCAATTTTTTAAAATCCATACCAACAACAACGGCCATGACCCCAATAGCCCCACTGGGGTCGGCCCCTACGATGCCAACATTTAATCCTATGGCGAATATTGACATATTTAATCAGCCTACAGGTATGATGGGCATGAACCAGCCACCTATGAATCCAATGATGCAACAGCCTATGAATATGGGTGTTGGTCTTATGGGTACACCTGTTCAGAATTTCTATAACGGTGGCTATGCTGACAGCGACTTTGGTGGGTTCAGTGATTATGGTAGCGTAGATGCGACAAGTGACGATGGATTTAGCGAAGACAATGATGTATCTGATTACAGCACAGATGATTCTGGTGTTTACACTGGAGGAGATGACCCAACTCCACCTCCATTACCCACTCCAAGACCAGAAATATTAAAAGAAGCAGTCGCTAGAGCTGAAAAAGAAGTATTTGGTGATACAGAAGGTGATGCTTTAGGATTTTTTAACAAATCAGGTGGATTGACAGAATCTGGTCAAAAAGAATTTGATAGTGCGATCAAGGGTAATTTAGTTGCGCTTCAAGAACCAGAAGTAGCTCCTGCTGGTGGAGGTTTGCAGTTAGCAAGTTTATTTGACAATACGCTTATACCAGCAGGCGCAAAAAGCACAACGGCAGGCGACATTAGCGCAAACGTATTTGGTGTATCTCCAAGTCGTACTGTTGATACAAAGCAAAAAACTGTTTTAGATAATTTAACTTTAGACGATTTAAATTTATTACAATCAAGACCAGATGTTTTAAGAACTGACACTGCATTACCAGCGTTTCCAACCACAACATCTAGAGCAGCACCAGTTGGAACACAAAGTGCAGGATCAAGAGGTGATATTGTAAGACCTAATGTGCCTATTTCTAGAGGTATGCAGGATCTAACAAGAGAAGATCAGCAATTGATTGCACCAGAGATATTTGGCACAGGTCAAATAGCTGGTATGGATGAAAATACATTCAGATCATTATCTGATGATGCTCAACAGAAAATATTAAGTGATATAGCAACTGCTGACTTGGGTACAACTTTTACACCATACGATCCAGAGCCTAATCGTGGTATTGTTCCTGACACTGCATTAGAAACTATGGCAAGAGATAGAAGAGATATTTTTCAACCAGACGATATTACGTTTGATCCAATAACAATTGAAGAAGATGATTTAACGACAGTATCTCCAGATTTATTATCGAGTATAGGTCGTGAGCAAAGAATTGATGATGCAAACACATTTAGATCACCTGACAATATTCCTGATGCAGCCAAAATATTTGGCGATAAAAAAATTACGACAACTCCAACAGGTCAAGATTTAGAATTATCGCCAATAGTTGCGCCAGGCATACCAGCACCCAAAGAATTTAAAGATCCTTTTCCAGATGCTGGAATAAACATTGGTAACGTCACTATTCCAACACTAACATCTCTTGCAAATAGGTTTAGTCAATATTCAAGAGGCAGAGTATTAGACTCAATAGCTCAAAAAGGCTACACTCCAGTTTACAGTGGAGATGTTATCGTAGGGGCTAAAGATAAATTTGGTAATTTAATGGAAGGTATAGACCCCAACGCTCCTATGGGTAGTGATGATAATCAAGAGTCAATAATTAGAAGACCGATAGTTGCTGCAAAAGAAGAGGAAGAAAAAGAAGATGAGAAGCCACCAAATGTAATAGGTGGTGGTGATACTCCTGCTCCTTCAGCTCCTACATCTGTGGTTGTTGATTCACCATTTACGAGCAACGTACCTGATTTTGTTCCCTCTACTTTTAACACAGCAGATTTAAATAAATTAATAGAATCTTTAACAGGTATTCCTGCGCCAAGAAGAGCCTTTGGAGGACCAGTGCCGATGCAAAATGGCGGTGTAATAAATGCAGTGGATAAATTTTTAGCGACAACGTAATGACACAAGCTCTAACAGCTTCAGATTTTGCAGAGTATCTTAGTGATGATGAAATATCTAAGATGGCTCCTCTGCTTGATCGTCTTAAAATTTTAGATGAGCAAAAATCAAGTCAAGAAAACTATTTAAAATTTGTAAAGAAGATATGGCCTACATTTATTGAGGGTAAGCATCATAAAATATATGCAGACAAGTTGCAAAAGGTAGCAGATGGTAAGATAAAGCGTTTGATTATTAACATGCCGCCTAGACACACTAAGTCAGAGTTTGCGAGTTATTTATTTCCTGCGTGGCTCATGGGTAGAAGACCAGATTTAAAAATAATACAAGCAACACATACAGCAGAACTAGCTGTGGGTTTTGGTCGTAAAGTTAAAAACCTTATTGATAGTGATGATTTTAGAGAGATATTTCCTGATATAAAATTAGCGAGTGATGCAAAGGCTGCTGGTAGATGGTCTACGAATAGTGGTGGAGAATATTACGCTGTTGGTGTTGGAGGTGCATTAGCTGGAAGAGGTGCTGATTTATGTATTATTGATGACCCTGTATCAGAACAAGATGCACTTAGTCCTACTTCTTTGGATAGCATTTATGAGTGGTACACATCTGGACCAAGACAAAGATTACAACCAGGTGGTTCAATTATTATTGTTATGACCAGATGGGGCATTAAAGATTTAACAGCAAGAGTTATAGCTAAACAAGCTGAAGGAGGAGCAGATAGATGGGATATCGTGGAGTTTCCTGCTATATTTCCTGACACAGACAATGTTCTTTGGCCTGAATATTGGAGTAGAGATGAGCTAGATGGTGTAAAAGCATCTATACCTGTGTCAAAATGGAATGCACAATATATGCAAAATCCAACAGCAGAAGAAGGGGCCATAATAAAAAGGGAGTGGTGGAATGTTTGGGATAATAGTGAACCACCTCCCTGTTCGTATATCATACAATCATACGACACAGCTTTTAGTAAAAATGATCGTGCTGACTATAGTGCTATCACTACTTGGGGGATATTTACTCCAGTAGAGGGTGAGGGTGATGCTATTATTTTACTTGATGCCGAAAAGGGTAGGTGGGATTTTCCAGAGTTAAAACAAAAGGCTTATGAACTTAGTGAAGTTTATGATCCTGATATGATTTTAATAGAGCAAAAAGCAAGTGGTACGCCACTTACACAAGAGTTAAGACGTATGGGTGTTCCTGTTACACCATTTACACCGAGTAAGGGAGCTGATAAGTTTGCAAGAATGAATGCTTGCGCCCCTGTGTTTGAAAGTGGTATGGTATGGAGACCAGATGCTAATTTTGCAGAGGAGGTCGTTGAAGAATGTGCAAGTTTTCCGCATGGCGATCATGATGACTTGGCAGATTCAATGACACAAGCTATACTAAGATTCAGACAAGGTGGTTTTATATCCACACCTGATGATGAAGAATTTGAACCAGGATATAGAAAGAAAATGGAGTATTACTAATGCCAGGAGAACTTACAAAAAATATGCAAAAGGCTTTAAAAAATATTAAAATATCTGATATGACAAAAGTTAAAGAAATAGAAATGGACCCTGAGTTAGTTAAAATTGCTAAAGAGATGGGTAAAAAAATAGAGAAAAAAGCAATGGGTGGTGAGATTATGGACACAACAAAATCCATGCCTGCTGACATGATGGGTGGCGGTAAAGTCAAGCCTATGAAGATGAAAATGGGTGGCGTAATACCAGGCAGAGGTGGTATGTTTAAGGGAGTCAAGTAATGCCTGGCAGCTTTGACAAAGTAAGTGGCAAGGGAGTAAAGAAAGCAGACGCAGATAAAGCTGTGAGAAAAATGCAGCTTATTCAAGAAATGATGTCTGGCACTGCTAAGTTTGCACCTGGTGAGAAAGAAGCTGTTCTCAAAGCTATGGGTATTTCTACTAAGAAAAAAGGTGGAGCTGTCAAAAAGAAAAAGAAGAAATCTATTATGCTCAAAGGTCGTGGCGGAAAATTTAAAGGAGTTAAGTAATGGATAAGAAGAAAAGAAACTCTTTAGCTGGTGTTAACATGGCTATGGCTTTGGATACTCAATCAGCAAGAGACTTAGCAAAACTCATGAAAACGGCCAAGAAACCTGGAAGAGCAAGAGTCAAAAAACAAACCTTTGATATTAAAAAACCTGGTGCGTTTGGAATACAAAGAAATGACATTATGAAAGCTAGATTCGGTGGTAAAGTAATACAAAAAATGCAAAGTGGTGGCAGAAAGTTAAGTCAAGAAGAGTTAGAGGCAGCCATCAGAGAGATAGAAGAACAAGGCACTGTATTTGGTAAAGGTTCAGGACTATCAAAAGATCAAACTAAAAAAATAGCAGACTCATTTGAAAAATCTTTTAATGATATATTTGGCAAAAAATATGGTGGAGTAATAAAAAAAATAAAAAGAATGAGAAAAGGTGGAGTTGTTAATACAACAAAATCAATTCAACTTAATCCAATGACAGGTGAACCAATATAGGAGAATAAAATGACAAAAAGAGTTATGCACCCAAGAGCTGTTAATGCTGCTTTTGCGAAGGCTTTTAACTTATTAGGCAAAATGGGTCCTAGAGAATTAAGAGACAAAATGGAAGAAATGGGTTACAAGCCTGGAACTGGATTGTTTAAAGAGTTATTAAAATCAAGAGGAAAATCTAATTTTAAGGATGGAGGTCTTGCTATGGCTATTAAAAAAGTTCAAGCAAAAGAAATGCAGCTTGGTGGAGATGTGCCAAAACCAAAGATGAGACCAAAAAAAGATCCATTTAGAGCTGATAAAACTAAACCTCTGAATGAAGAATTTAGTAAAAAAGTAGCTAAAACAAATGAAAAAAATATGAAAAATGTAAAAAAAGATGCTGTTCCACCAAAATATAAAGGTTTTTCAAAACTTCCTGAGAAAGTTCAACAAAAAATAGATGAAGATTTAGCAGCTAAATATAAAATGGGCGGTAAAGTTGAAGAATATGGTGCTGGTGGCAATGTCGGTAAGGGTGGTAAGATGGCATGTCGTGGCATGGGTGCAGCAATAAAAGGTGGCGGATTTACAATTAGATAGGATTTAACATGGCGATTGAAAATGTAAATGGCATAGCAGATGCTGTGGCTCCAGAACTAGAGGCTAACTTAGTTAAGTTACCACCAGAAGCTGCAATAGAAGGTGTTACAGAATTAGATGATGGTTCAGCAATAGTCGGTGAGATAGAAGAAGAAGCAGAAGCTCCGATAGCTATTCCCTTTGATGCAAATTTAGCAGAGTTCATTAACGAAGATACTTTATCAGAAATATCTGGTGATATCGTTGGTAATATTGAAGAAGATATAAATTCTAGGAGTGATTGGGAAGAACAGTACAAAGGCGGATTAGAATTACTAGGTATGAGTTATGAGGATAGATCAGAGCCTTTTGAGGGTGCGTCTGGTATAGTTCATCCTCTGTTAGCAGAAAGCGTCACACAGTTTCAAGCACAAGCATATAGAGAAATGCTACCAGCAGGAGGACCTGTTAAGACTGCAATTATTGGAGCAGAAACTCCAGAAGTAACAGCTCAAGCAGAGCGTGTTAAAAATTATATGAATTATCAGATAACTTACGAGATGGAAGAGTATGATCCAGAATTAGATCAAATGTTATTTTATCTTCCAATCGTGGGTTCAGCATTTAAAAAAGTATACTTTGATCCAACAATGCAAAGAGCAGTAAGTAAGTTTGTGCATTCTGAGGACTTGATTGTTCCATATAGTGCTACAGATTTAGCAACCGCAACAAGAGTTACACATTGTATTCGTATGGATAAAAATGACATAAAAAAATTACAATTAACAGGATTTTACAGAAATATAGACCTTCCTAGCTCTGGAGCTGATTCTGATGGGGTGAGCGATGTGAAGGATACAATTAATGAGATAGAGGGCATTTCAAGTAGCTCTTCTCAAAATGAAGAGATGATGATTTATGAAGTTCACACAGATTTAGACATTGATGGTTTCCAAGATATTGGAGCTGATGGTGAACCAACAGGATTGAAGATGCCTTATATCGTTACGATAATGGAGGACACTGGGGATGTCTTATCAATCAAAAGGAATTTCAATGAAAGCGATCCGCTCCGTAGGAAAGTGCCTTATTTTGTGCATTATAAGTTCCTACCTGGTCTTGGGTTTTATGGCTTTGGTCTCACACATACAATAGGTGGTTTATCCAGAGCTTCAACGTCAATACTTAGACAATTGATAGATGCTGGTACGTTGTCTAATTTACCAGCAGGTTTCAAGGCCAGAGGAGCTAGAATAAGGGATGATGAAACACCTCTTAATCCTGGCGAGTTTAGAGATGTAGATATGGTTGGTGGTGATTTAAGACAAGCAATCATGCCATTACCATTTAAGGAACCATCACAAACATTATATTCTCTTTTAGGAACACTAATAGATTCTGGCAGACGTTTTGCTTCTATGGCTGATATGAAAGTTGGTGAGATGCAAGGCAACGCTCCTGTTGGCACAACTATGGCTATTATGGAGCGTGGCACAAAGGTCATGTCAGCTATTCATAAGCGTCTTCATTATTCACAAAAGATAGAGTTTAAATTATTAGCTCGTGTTTTTTCAATGGATGTTCCTATGTATCCGTATCAAGTTCCAGGTGCGCCACCAGAGATAAAACAAGCTGATTTCGATGATAGAATAGATATACTACCAGTTTCTGATCCTAATATATTTTCAATGTCACAACGTATTGCTTTGGCACAAACGCAATTACAATTAGCACAAAGCAATCCAGAAATTCATGGGCAAAATGGTATGTATCAAGCCTATCGCAAAATGTATGAAGCGTTAGGTGTTTCAAATATAGACCAAGTGTTACAGCCTCCTCCCCAACCAATGCCCATGAACCCCGCAAAAGAAAATCAAGAAGCATTGAGATTAGGTGTGTTGACTGCGTTTCCAGAACAAAATCATCAAGCTCACATAACAGCTCATTTAGCTATGATAAGCACACCTGTGGCACAATCAAATGCGTCAATACTTATGACATTACAAGGTCATATATCCGAGCATATAGCTATGATGTCTGAAATAACTGCTCAACAAGAAGTTATGTCTCAAATGCCACCAGAGCAACAAGCCATGATGCAACAAGATCCAGTTGCCATGAAAGCTATGCAAGATCAAGTGGCATCAAGAGCGGCAGAGATTGCAGCAGAAGTTCAAGAACAATATGCACAAGCGTTAACACCTCCACCACAAGAAGATCCACTTGTAAGTTTAAGAAAACAAGAATTAGCTCTTCGTGGTTCTGAAATACAACAGAAAGCCGAACAATTTAATAAAAAGGCTGAGATGGAGATGCAAAAAGAGTCAAACGATACTATGCTTGACAACAAACGTCTTCAGCAACAAGAAGATATCGCTCAAGACAGAATACAAACTCAACGAGATATAGCAGCTATGAATGCTATGGGAAGGAAATAAAATGGTTAGTTCAGTTCGTGCAGGAATGATTGCACAAGAAAAAGAAAAAAAGAGACTTACAAGACTTGCTGAACAAGGAATAGTAACTTCGCCAGAAGTTGTTATGGAAGCAGTAATAAAACAAAATCCTTTGGAAGTATTAGAGGTTATAGCAGATGTCGAACCAAAAACGGAACAAAATTCAAAAGAAGATAAACCAAAGAAAAAGACAAAAGCCAAAAAACAAACCAAAGATAATAAAAAAGTTCTCAAAGATAGCTAGACCACAAAGGTTTGAGGGCGTTTTTTAAGGAAACAATATGGTAGTTGCGGAAATTCTTACTGGTATAGCTCTAGTACAAAAGTCAGTAGATTTCATAAAGAGCAACATAAACACAGTAAATGATATTAAAGATATAGCCAAACAAATTGATGGATTCTTTGAGGGTGAGGCTCAAATGAACAAGGGTCAAGGAAAGGGTATTGGTTTAAAAGAACAATTTGGTGTTGAGTCAACAGCTTCTGATTTTATTGACAGAAAACTATTAGAAGAAAAACGTAATGAACTAAAAATGATTATTAATATGAGATTTGGCCCAACTGCTTGGGATCAAATACTTGCTGAAAGAGCTGAAAAAATAAATCAAGCTAAAGAAGCTGTAAGATTACAAAAAATAGAAAAAAGGCAACAACAAAAAGAATTTATAGATGCTTTACAAACTATGGGCATTGTTTTTTGTGTAATAGCCGTAATAATTATAAGTGTGGTATTAGGAATAAAAGCATTAGCTTCAGAGCTTGTTTATCAATACAAGCCTAAAGAATATTCAAGACAACAAAATCAATGGCGTAATCCAGACACAAAAAAATATACAACCTGTAGATTAAAAAAACGTCTGACATCTAAATATACAAATAAAAAAGCATGTATTTATGAGGGTGGTAATAAAACTTTTACTATGATGATAGAAACCTGGTGTCCTAAAAAATATCGTTGTGTCTATGATCCTAATGGTTCAGAGCCAGATATTGATAAAGTTATGGATAGTTTAAGGAGTATAGGAAAATGACGGCCTTCATGTTATATTGTACTCTAAATGGATTTTTAGTAAAAGAGGGTGCTATTTATTTTCGTAATATTAATGATTGTTTAAGATTTGAAGAAAAACTTAGTAATCAAAAATTTATGAAGAATAATGAAGAACAAGTGTATGATTGTATATGTAAATTAGTACCAACAATAGATCCAAACAAAGTAAAGGTTTATTAATGGCAGAAGAAAAGAAAAAACCAATAAACGTAAAGATTGATGAGAATAGTTTTGAATTATCTTTAAGAATACTAAGTAATGAATTTGTTGCAATAAAGATTGGTTCTACAAATTTTTCTGGTAAACTTATAGCAGGTGGTATTTTATTATTATTTTTTACCCTCATTTTATTAGAGGGTTTTGGTTTGAATGAGTTACTAATGCAATGAATGTAGAGACTTTTTTGAAATGGAAGATCCTACCAAGACTGATGATGCTTGTGAGTACAATAATGTCATGGAGATGTGCAGAATGGTTTATGAGTTTGGATTCACCAACTGCTAGTCAATCCGCTTTCGTATCAGTTGTCATGGGCGTTATGACAGGCGTTTTCGGTATTTGGATGGGTCACGAACATAAAGGAGATAATAATGTTACAAGCACTGATAGGTCCAGTAACAAGTCTACTGGATAAGTTTATACCTGACGCAGATCAGAAGGCGAAGCTCGCCCACGAGATAGCCACCATGTCTGAAAAACATGCGCAGGAAGCGTTACTCGCTCAGTTAGAAATTAACAAAGCTGAAGCTGCAAGTGGTTCTATATTCAAGGGCGGCTGGAGACCAGCAGTTGGGTGGGTCTGTGCGATTGCTTTTGCCTATCACTTTATCGTAAAAGATTTAATTATATTTGGTGCATCATTTGCTGGTGCAGAGTTACCAGAGCTGCCAGAATTTGACATGGGTACACTTCTTACGGTTCTTGGCGGCATGCTCGGAATCGGAGGACTTAGGACATATGAAAAGCAGAAAGGACTAACCAAATGAGTTTATACAAAAACATACATGCTAAAAGAAAAAGAATTAAAGCAGGTAGTGGAGAAAAAATGAGAAAGAAAGGAGCTAAAGGCGCACCAACTGCAAAAAACTTTAGACAAGCAAAAAGGAAAAAGAAGAAATAGTACAAGATTTATTTAGACATCTAAGGATATATACAATGACTAAAAAAAATAAAATTAAAAAGGTTATGAAAGGCTTACAAAAAGCTAGTAAGACACATGCTGCACAAGCAAAAACTTTAAAGAGTGTTTTGAAAAATGGCAAAAAAAAGAGATCCTAAAGTTGGCACAGGCAAAAAGCCAAAAGGCTCTGGACGCAGATTATACACAGATGAGAACCCTAAAGACACGGTTAGCATCAAATTTGCCACAGAGGCTGATGCCAGAGCAACGGTTGCAAAAGTTAAAAGAATCAATAAACCTTATGCGAGAAAGATACAGATACTTACAGTTGGCGAACAAAGAGCTAAAGTAATGGGTAAAAATAAAGTTGCTAGTATATTTAAAAGAGGTAAAGAATCTATTAGGAGATCAAAAAAAACATGATGTGGCATTGGTTACGTTTAGCAAAATTTTTCAATAAAATAGGTAATTATTTTTATTACAAACATGTAAAAAGTTTAAGAACATCACAAGGTAGAGGAAAATAATTGTGGACGGTATTAAATTAGCAGAGTATTTATATAAGAACATACGTCAAAGAAAAGAGGAATTAGCTCAATCTTTGGCTGATGGTTCGATAGACTCAATGGAAGACTATCGGTTCATAACAGGTCAAATACGAGGAATGACTTGGGTTGAAGAAGAATTAAAATCCTCGATGAAAGGTACAGACTTAGATGACTAAGAAACTGATCGTGCCAGAACGGTTTGTGGCAAAAAAAAATATCAATCCGACTCCTCCCCCTATAAGTAAAGCATTTGATGATAAAGAAGATGCTAATCCAAACTCAAAAGATCCGTCTAAAATGCAAACATCAGTGCTTGATCGTTTGCCAAATCCTACTGGATATAGAATGCTTGTTATTCCGTATTATGTTCCAGAAAAGGTTAATGGTATCATAATACCTGATAAAACTAGGGATCGTGAGAGTTTTGCAAGTGTTGTAGCCTATGTTGTAAAAGTAGGACCTGACGCTTATAAAGATAAAGATAAATTCCCAAGTGGAGCGTGGTGTTCTGAGAAAGATTGGGTGCTTATGGGTAGATATGCTGGAATTATTGCATCTATACTTGACCCTAAAGACATTTCTTATATATAATGGAGAACATGATGAATAACGAAACAGAAACACAAGAAGCACAGGAAGAAAAATTTGTCTACGAAGTAGAAGAGGATGCACCTGTCGCTGAAGAAAAAACAGAAACTTCACCAGAAAAAAAAGATGAAGAAGATCGAACAATTGTTCGTGAAAAATCTGAGGAATCAGAAGAACATGAAAATTATAGTAAAGATGTTCAAAAAAGAATTAATCAATTAACAGCTAAACGTAAACAAGCACTAGAAGAAGCAGAAGCAGCTTTTAATTTTGCTCAACAACAAAAAAATGAAAACGAGCAATTAAAACAACAGCTTAGTCAGTTAAATCAAGGTTACACTTCAGAGTTTGGTAACAGAATTGAATCACAAACTGCACAAGCTAAAAAACTTTATAAGGAGGCTTTTGATGCTGGAGATGCTGAAAAAATGTCTGAGGCGAGTGACCTTATGGCTAAACTCGCTATTGAAAACGAAAGACTCAGAATCCAAAAAGCTCGTGTTGACCAAACGAGAGCAACTGGAGATAATGAGACAAAGGGCAATGTTGAACAAAATGTCTCCCAAGCGAGGCAGACCCAAGAAAAACAAGACTTAGATCCTAAATTGCAAAAATGGTTGGACAATAATTCTTGGTTTGGAACTGATATGATTATGACAAGTGGAGCAAGAGCTATACATGAGCAATTAGTTGGACAAGAAGGATTTGATCCATCAACTGATGATTATTATACGGAAGTTAGTAGACGTATGGCTGTAGAATTTCCACACAAGTTTAAGGGAGGACAGAAAAACACCCAATCTGTAGCTCCTGCGTCCAGTGGGCGGTCTCTAAAAAAGGGTGGTAAAAAAACTATTGAGTTAACTCCTGGTCAGGTAGCCTTTGCTAAAAAAATGAGGATACCGTTGGAAAAATATGCACAGGAAGTGGCTAAAATAGAAAAACAAAAAGGAGTAGCGTAATGGCTGATCGTACTAATCGAGAGTCGCAAACTCGTGAAAAAAATGCGAGAGTACAACAATGGAAGCCACCATCAACGCTAGATGCTCCAGAAGCACCTGTGGGATATAAACACAGATGGATAAGAGAACGAGTTATGGAATATGATGATAGATCAAATATTCATAAACGGCTTAGAGAAGG